AGCAGATCCCCACTTAGTACCCATGATGTGATAAGCACTATGGTAGTCAACAGACATAACATCTTGCTTAGATAAGATGTTTCTATCTGATTCAATACTTAGAGGAGATTGCTCACCTTCAAGAATTGTTCCAGACTTAATTAAGTAGCAATAGAACTCCTTAATATGTCCACTTGAACCAGGAACTACAGAGTTAACTGAAGAATCAACAACTACATTCATACCAGCGAATTGACCTACTGCTCTATCAGTAATGCCAACACCACCGCCACCCCATTGAATACCTGTTCCAGTAGACAATGCAGAAGTAGAGAATGTTAACATACCAACCTGATATAGATAGTAAGCAACAGATGGGTGAATTACTAGAGTATCTAGCTCTTCGCCTCTTTCTCCAAGAAGTGATCTTCCTCTAGCAACTGTAGAAGCTGTTAGATAGTTAGCTTCAGCAGCACCAGAAGATGCAGCAACCGCTAAATCAAGAGCATTAGCTGATAAAGCACTACCAAACAAACCATGAAGTTGATAGAACAAACGTGTTGAATTTAGCTTGTTAATAGCATCTGCAATTTGGTTTCTGATGTGACCCATTGGATCTTCACCAGCAGCCAATACAGCTACATCATC